TTGTATTCATTTTTGGCTCTTGCTATCGTTGAATCTACTATAAGGTCAGCAGTTTTTTTATCAGGCGCGCATTTGTATGCAAGTCCTATAAAATAATCTAGACCAACATGTAAAACATGTGGCACTTCTAACGTTTCATAAGCCTTCGCTACTGTAGTTTCTAGCTCTGCATACAACTGATCGTGAGCTTCTTCTTCAGTAGGTTTATCGGTTTTGATAATATCCCAAGTCATAGTTCCTCCTTGAACTTTTTCATTTTTGTACACCATTCCTCATACTCGGTGCGTTTTGCACGCTCCCAGCCAATCTGTTTACTTGTGTACATATTATAAGCAACAGAAAGTTTTACATACTTCCATTGTATGTAAGGCAAGTCATCAGGATTGTTGTATGTATATGGATGTATCGGATTACGTTTTACATATACATGTGTGGGGGGCATTTAATTACTCCTTAATTAAACTTGACAAAATACAATAGTGTCTTTATGACTATAGATATTACACCATGGTGGTGTGATATACAAATGGAGTAATACTATGGCAACTTTTACAAGTGATATGGTAGCTGGTAACCAATCTTTCAAACCATTCCCAAGTGGAGCGGTTGGTGTAAGAAAGGGCACCATTTCATTAACTGCTGCACCTAATGTCGGTGATATTTATCAAGTGGTAGATGTTTTCGCTGGTGAAACAGTTCATGATGTAAAAATTAAATGTAGTGATTTAGACTCTAATGGTTCTCCTGCACTAGTTTTTGGTGTGGGTGATGGTGATGACACAGACTATTACATGGCTGCGTCAACTGCGGGACAAGATGGTTCTTGTGATGAGCAAGACAACAATGTATGTCCTAAAGTATATTCAGCAGACGATACAATTGATGTTATCTGTGAAGTAGCACCTGCAACTGATGTTGCTACTGGAACTATTGAAGTTTGGATTTACATATCTTAATTTAAAACGCATAGCCCAAGCCGGGACACCGAATCTTGGGCTATACTAATGCCACTCCTTGGCATGTCTAATGTAACAATTGATTAGAATCTTTCATGTGTCCTTCTGCAACAAATTGTTCCCAAGTGCCGTCATAGGCACAAGCAAACAATATACAGAATTTAACATCATCCTCTGACATAGAGTGTCTATCTGCAGTCTGTTCGATGCCGTGTTCCATGGCTTCATAGCCAACGTCCATCATTGCAGATTTAAGTCTACCCATATTGACTCCTTGGATAATATTCTGAAAACTTCATCTTAGCTTCAGATTCAGTTAATTGACGTTCATTATATCTCTTACGTTCCCAATACACAGCGTCCATCCAACTTTGCATATTGCACTCATAAGATTTATCAGTGTCATAAGTCCACTGTTTTTCATGTATAAGTTCAGTCATTAGTCCTCCCCTAATAGTTTGTTAGTTAATATTACCTCATTCATTTGTTCTTTCAACTCGTCAGGTATTATTTGATCTGGTGTAACCTTAGATGATTTAGCTCTTACAACTTTCTTAGCCATACGTTGCATGTATTCTTCTGGTACAAGTTCTTTACCACCAGGCCACTCGTCAACAAATCTTTTAAGTGTAGTAATCTTCTTTATGTACTCATTGAATTTACTAAGATCTTCATTGACTTTTGTTTCTATGTGACCAATGGGCATAAGAGCTTCACATATCTCCGGGTCTGTAACAACAAACACAGCATTGTCAGCATGTGGACAGTAACGTTCGTCGCTGCCCCAGCCTGTCATGTACGTTACTTGTGTTTTAACAGGACAATAATAATTTGGTAAATCATTAATCTGTACACCTACATCACCGTCAACATACTCCACGCCGTTCTTGTACTCTTCGCGTGCTTCTTGATGTGTATCAGGCATGTGCCAGTGATACAAGTAAGTCATGTTGTCACTGCTTGGTCTGTTAGGATTGCAGACAATACCCATCTCTTCCCTAGGCCTAGTCATAGGCTGTTCTTGAAAGTTCATATGGTACTGTCCATACTGTGATTTACTGTCGTAATACTTTTTAGTAAGTTGTTTAGCAATAAGCTCAAGCCTAGTAGAAAGATCAACGTACTCTTTGAATACATTAGTTTGCATAGCTTCAATAATCTTATCTACGGCAGGTTGCATATTGTGCGACTGCCTGTATGCAGCATGAAGCTGTTTCTTGTAGTTACGTGAAATGGCGTCACGCAGTTGATTTGACATTTGTACACTAGCCATATTATTTCCTCCTGTAATCCCAAGTCGGTTCTACCTTGCGCCAGCCTGCTTTGACAGTCGGCACTTTGATATTGAACGGCTTGTTGATAATTGTTTTGTTTACTTTTTTAACTTCCAATACTTCGTGTGTCATAGTTTTCTTGAGAATAAACAACACAATAGATGCACACAAACCACCGACCATAGCCGCAGCCATGCCGCTGAAGGTGCCGTAAAAGCAGACCATCAGCGTAACTGTGATAAGTACATCAACAAAGATATCGTTACCGATAGTCTTACGACCACCAGCTTTAAGCGCTAGCAAAAGCAGACCTAGCGCGGACAGTATGCCTACTAGTAACATCGTTCCTCCTCAGCCACATAAGATAGGCCATATACGCAAACTGAATTGCTTCGATAATAATCCATAGTGCAGTTGTAACTGCTGACACTATACTTGCATTCATATGATTCTCCATAATAAATAAATAATACACCCGAGGCCGACCCCGACACCGAGCAGAAGCAACGAGTACTGAATACTAGTTGCAAGACCGAACAAAATAAACAGCACACCCGTGCCGGTCAACACGGATACACCAAACTCCTTAGCGTATCGCTTACATTTTGATAATTTCACCATAAGGCGCCTCCTCTAAGTCTGTAGTTACCCAAAGTACTGGATAATGTGGTTGGTCACCAAAATCACCAGAGCCAAGGTCAGTAAGATAGACCAAGGCTGCGATGTTTGGGTGGTTTTCATTGAGATACTCGATAACAGGTGAGAACGCTGTACCACCTCTACCTTTGTACTTTACTTTCAAGGGCAAATCCTCTCGAGTGTACTCGGTAGTATCGTTAATCTCAGCATCACATTGTATAAACTGCACTCGCTCAGGGTTGAGTTCATGCAGTATGTGTGATGTTTCTGTAGTAAATTGTGTCAACTCGTCTTCAGATACTGAACCTGATGTGTCAACAGCAATAGCTATCTCTTCCAAACATGGATTGTGAAGAGATGGCAGATACAGTCCGTTTGCGATAAACCTTCTATTCGGTCTAGCCCATGTGAAGTCGGACTTGTTATTGGACCGTAAGAAACGCGCAAGCACGTTCTTCCAATCAACTTTAGGATCTGTGATATCAGAGATCAATGTCTCCATGTTGGCAGACAGCTTACCTTGGGCCTTAGCCTGTTCAGCTGCTTGATTGATAGCAACAGTCAGGTCTGCTTCGATAGCACTGACTTTACCAGTTGTACCGTCTGAATCGGGGTGATCAAGCACGCCGCCACATTTACCAGCGTCTACATACACTGTGTCCCATCCCGAAGGAGGTTCCGGTAGTGCATTGTAGATATGCTCGGTAGTCATGTCAGCGTACTGATCGTCCACGAGTCCGCCTTTCGGCAGGATAAAACCTTCTGCAATCAAATGATTGTTGATAGCGTAGTCAGCTGCAACGTTCCATTTGTGTGGGTTACGTTCCTGTCTACGTATGTGATGCATAAGCACAAGATGCATGATCTCGTGTGCAAGAAAGCCTTCACGTTCCATGTCTGTAAGTTTCTCAAACCATTTGACGTTGTAGTACAAATGCTTGCCATCAACAGCACCGGTGGGCTGATCCCACTCTACTGGTTTCTGTCGTAAGCACAGGGTACCCAAAAAGGGATTACCCAATAGCAATCTTGATCTAGCTTTTACAAACAGTGGGTTCATTCATTATCTCCTAGTAGTGCATCTTCCAACAACGTCTCACGTAACTCAGATAGTTCCGTGTCGGCAACTTGAGCAAGCTCTGCACGTCTGCCGGATCTGTCGTCTTTCTCATGCATTTTCTGTAATTTTTCGTTTGGTACAAGGTCCTGCATGTACGGAGCAGCCTTAAGTAACTGATTTAGGGTACTAAATCTGCCCATGACTTCTCTAAGTTTGTTTCGATAGTCATGCTTTTTGCTTTGAATATTTTTGTTGTACTGCTCAATTGCATAGCACTCAACGATGGTAGGATCTGTAGGATCAACTTCCATCTCAAGTTCATCATAACTAGCTAAGAATCTAGGCACATCCGTTGGCGGACATTGCAGTCTGTACTGCAGGTGTCTTTCGTATGTATTACCTTCATCGTCTTCATCTGGTTCTATTGCAACAGCTTTGATGCTAACAGAATCAATCTCTCGCATAGGTAAATCCCTAGTCCAAATCTGTTTGAACATTTTCTGAGTTTGAATTGTTTTATCTACCACACCTAGTCTTTGTAAGACTTCATAACCATCTTGTGGGTATGATTTTTCTGGGTTGGCATTCTCAAACTTTTTAGTAGCGGCTGTAAGAATAGCATCTTGTAAGCCCATAGATAATCTAACTGTTTTCATATAACCTCCTATAAAACTACGTTAGCGTTGTCAACGATCCATTTACGCACATCGTTGTGTGATTTTAGTTGTCTGTCTTTGGCCAAACAACCTTTGACTAGCACAACTTGGAACTCGACTGGCACTTTCTTAGTCAACTTCATGATGTTCTCCATAAGCTTGTCTTCTGCTCTGGAAGCAACAGCTGTGCATAATGCGTACAATAGTGCTGGATTGTCATCCTTTTTGTACGTAGACGGGTCTTTGATCAACTCATCAATGTTAGGTAGCTTGTCAGCAATCTCTTTGAATGCAACAAACTCACCAGCTGGACCATCACCGACTAGTGATGAGACACCGAAGAACAAACGTTCTGGGTCTGTGTTAGATCTTGATAGCTTTTTGCTGACCATCGACCAAGCACGTGGCGTTGGAAACGCGTACTCATCAGCGTTGAAGTTAGACAACAAGTTTGGTCTGTACTGTATAAACGATATAACATCTGGGTTGATGTTGTTCTGATAAGCCCATGCACACCAGTCATCAAGTGTTGGCTCTAGCTCGTAGTGAGCAAGCCTGTTTCTGACAGGTGATGGCATTTGATATACTGCAGCCGCGTCAGTCAGTCGATTACCTGCACAAACAATAGCCCACCCTGGTGGGAGTTTGTACTCACCGATTTGTTTAGTCAGCAACAACTGCAAGAATGCATTTTGTGTTGCTGGTGGTGCAGTTGGCAGTTCGTCAATGAACAGTATGCCACGGTCCCCGTCTCGCTCTGCGATAGGGAACACGTCAGGCACAGCCCATGATGTGAACCGCTTGTTAGTTTCTTTGAGTTGCTTGATGTATGGCACACCACGCACGTCGACAGGGTCGAACAGGTTAGCACGAAAGTCAATAAGTGGGACACCTAACTCTTGTGCAACCTGTTCTGGAATCTCGGACTTACCAATACCTGGGCCACCCCAGATCATAGCTGGATAGCCAGCAATGATACAGTCCTTCAACTCTTTCATTAGATTTTGTGGATTGATTGTATGCATAATTACCTCCTATACTTACCACCAGCACTCGTAGTAAACCTTTTTACCTTCGTCTAGCCATTTGAGTGCCTCTTTACAGAACTCTAGATCCTGCTCTTTGTATTCTTTACATGACTCTTCTTGGAACTGATGTCCCCAAAAGAAGCCACCATTACAGAATGGCAAATTGTCATCCTCTATGGTCTTCTGTAGCTCAAGCACATCTTCTTTAGATAAGAATAGCTTTTCGCAATTGAATGGTCGATTATGTCTGTCAGGATACTTATTGTAGTACAGTTCCATCATGTACTGTTGTAGCCTGGCATGCTTACGCCATGTAAAATCTGATTCTGTTTCTTTCTCTGCTGTAGGCAGATAAGTAACATTTGTCTCATTATCTTTTATTTCGGGTTCCTTTTGTAAGAAACTACCGTATTGATCTAATCCCATAATTACCTCCTTGGAATATATAATTTATAACTGGCCGTACCTAAACTGACACGTACCCCACGCCACCAAACGGTGCCATTCCGCAACTGCCTAAGCATACCTTGGCTTAACAAGCGGTAACAAACGTCGACATACGTCGCCTCAACTGCCGTAGACTTACCTTGGTATGACATACCGGACAATACGTTGCCGAGCCTGGACGAAACTGCCTTACCTGACCGGACACGGGCCTTGCGCCGCCTGGACCAACCGGCCTTGCCTCAACTGCCATACAAAAACTTGACTAAACGGACCCCGACTAACCCGAACTCACCGAACAAAACCCGAACTTGCCATGACTGCCGTAACTTATGCTTGCCTGAACCGACCTGACCTTGACGAACGCCGACTGCCTTGCATAAACCATGACGTACATAACCTTGCGCCTCCGGAACACAGAATACCAAACCCTAACTGCCTTACTTTGACGAAACGTGACTTACCCCGCTGAGCCTGAACACACGTTACGCCACCATGACTGCCAAAACTCACCCAACGATAACAAAACGCGACGTAACGCACACCGCGGCGCCTCTTCGTACCTAAACTGCCTCAACACAACAAACCTCAACTCGCGCAAACGCACTAAGCCTTTCCAAACTGTGCCAAGCCGGGGCAAAACATAAACTTAAGCAGACTTACGCAATGTTTTTGCGCGTCTTTGAATTGGTTTTTTAGCTTCTCTCAAAGCTTTCTTTGTTGCACCATACAACAGCTGCATGTTTTCTAGCTGTTGTTCTATGCGTTCGATCTTTTCAGCAAGCTGATCAAAGATCTGTGCAGCCAGTGCATTGTCATTCATAGCCTCAGGCACATGCACAAAGTGCCTCGGTTTATCTTCTGTACCACGCACACTAACGAACGCTTTTACCGTTCTGTTTTCATGTGGTGTAATAGTTACTTCTGCCTTAACAATCAACATGTTAGCCTGGTGCAGACGCCACTTTGCAGCAGCGTCTGTGTCATTCCAGTCAAAACAGTTGTGCAAAGGACTTTTCTTGAACTTTGCGGCTTTCAATACGTTTGTGGCTGTAAGTTCGCCATACTTAGCCTGTACGTTCAATAGTTCTTGCACTAAATCCATATTATGCTCCTACGTGAAATGTACCAAAGGTACCATTTTTCTCTGGTCTCCACTCACCAACACCGACAGTCTGACCGCCGTGGTTGAGTAAGTTAGCAATCTGATCGATAGTGATCCTATCTGCATCATATCTGATGTCCAGATTAGCTGACCAATTCCTGAACTCTGGTCTGAATCTTAGATCCTTACCAGTCTTTACGTTAACAGGATCTTGTCGCATGACTGGCTTTTTACTCTTTATCGATACACACTCACCGTCTGGTGCGTTTGGAAGGACAAAGAACAAAGTCCTTGCGTCAGTCATTGCAAGTCCAATCCCTTTACCAGCTCTCACTGCGCACTGCTTGAATGCAGATGCAGGAAAGCCAAAGCCTCCATCGTCCTGCTGATATGCAGATTTGATGAATTCTTTCTTTGGGTCAATAGCTGTACGAGCTGCGTTGACCTTAGTCTTCTTACCAGCTCTTACATCTGCCATTTCCTGTATAACAGTCTCTTTCATCTTATTCTGTATAAGAGGAGTCAATCCTGTTACTTTGAGTTGCACCGTCTGAAAATTAGGTGCTTGTATTACAATATTCTTAGCCATAATAACCTCCTATTGGTAGCTAAAGGGGGCCGAAGCCCCCGGTTTGTTACGCAGCGTCGAACACATTTTTAGTGTGTTGTTTCGTTGCATTGTTGAGCTCAGTGGCAACGCGTACAGACGAATCTGCATGCTGTTTGAAATTCCACTCAGCTAGTCGCTGTTGTCGTCTTTCGATCTCGTTCATAACGCGAGCGTCTTTCAGTGCCAGATCGTGCAAGCCGAACTGGTCACCGATCAAGCCGACGACAGCTGATAACATACGAGCTTTACGTCCAAGACCAAACATCTTATCTTCACGCTCAACCAACCATACTGGTAGATCGTCGTTCGGATTAGCTGCGTCAGTCTCTTCTTTGTACTCATACGCAATAGATGCAAACTCTGCCCAAGTCCTGGTAGTCAACTGTAAAAAGTTGATACCGGTGGACTGTGGATCTGTCTCAAGCAAGGGCATAAGACCGTCTGCAATCTGTTGAACTTGTTTCAGGTAGTAATCTTCTTCCTTCTTTCGTAGTTCATCGTCATTGTTGTTGAACACCATTGGCGAGTTCTTCTTGGACTTGAAGACCGCCATGATGCCATCCACTCTTGACTGTTGGAAAACAGGATTGCTTTCGTGATCAAGAGCATACTTTCTGTAGTAAAAGTCAGGCAGATGCACTGCATCTTGGCTGTCCCTTACTTCAGAGCCAACGGGGTCACCGTTGGTGTCTGGTAGCCACGCTGATTCTGGTGTCTTCTGATCAGGCAGAAGCTCACCGGTCTCACCGTTAGCCATGTCTACGACCTCTGGACCTAGGTCCGTTGGGTCAAAATGATCTGCGTTTGCCATAATTACCTCCTTCTGGCTTCAATTCAATGCGTCTGATAAATTCCTTAAGGAACTCACCAGAACTCACATACTCAGCTTGCGATTGTATTTCGCTTGCTTCGGCTTTTTCTAGCACCTCGTAGGGTACACTTACTTCATTCATACAAACCTCCTTGTTTATGAAGTGTTATCCGAGCTTCCGTCACATCGTAGCGCCGAGCGCACGAAAGATAGTGGACGAACGCAGTTCGTGTAGAACGGTCTGCGAAGCAGAATCTTGTGCGCGACAGGCTAGGATGTACGGAAACATGAAAAGATGTGGAGCTTTTCATCTCCACGTGTGCTTTTCGTAACAACCGCCCCGAGCTTTAGTACGTCCTCGGGGTGACGTAGAGCCAGATACTAAACGTTATAATTTACACCGTGTTTCTCTGTGCCCATTGTTAACCTAAGCTACTGCTTCGGTTACCTCGGGAGTGCTTTGCTCTGTTCGAACAATCTCCCTCATGAATACCTTTGCTTGCTGATTGTCAGCAGTCAATGGTATAGCTACGTCAAAGTGTAGCGTCAAGCTACCATCTTTGTTAGTAGTGGCGATGCCAACTTCTCTCTTACGAGATTTGTTATCGGCACCTTGCTTTAGTATGTATAAAGAATACAACATAATATTTACCTCCTAGGTAAGTAAAGTTAATGGTCTGATGAACCTACATCAAACTCACACCCCCACTTGCTACGCGACAAAGCGGAGCGACTCGCGAAGGATTTTTGGTTCCACTGGTTCCACTTGGTTCCATGTGTCATGGAACACAATGGACGCTGTAACGGTCGGTGGTTATAGGTCTGGTTCCACTGGTTCCACTTGTTCTAGGTTAGTAGAACAAAGAACAAATAACTACGGTCCACGGTCCGCCAGAAACATCTGGTTTGTTCTACGTGGAACAACGGAACCACGGGCAAGCTAGTGTGTCGCAGACACGCATTGCCATGCAGAAAAACATGGTTCCATGAAGTGGTTCCACATCGGCATACACCCGTGGAACACACGGAACATATTTGCATGGTACATGCACGTGCTCGCACACGCTCGCACGCACTGATGATAGTAGTATTAAAAGGAGAAAAAACGGTCCCAGAGGACCGATTATAACGAGGCCCGTGCCGAAGGCCGGCCGAGCGGATGGGGCTATGCCCCAATCCTCAGTTGTACGTAATAACGATACACAACTGCGACATGTGCTTCATAGTCACCATAAAGATCACGATGAAGATGTTTCCACTTCACGTCGTAGTTTGCAAGGTCAAGTAATGTTTGACTGTGATACTGTTTAGTACTTAGATATTGTGCTAGGTCTTGTTCCATAAGTTACTCCTGTAAGAAGGGGGCTGGACGCCCCCGATAGTTTAAGAATTTAATATAAGGATAGTTTTACCAAATGTAAAAGCTATGAGGCCCATGACTAACCATAATAGAAGTTCGAACAACGACTGCTGTCCGAGATGGTTGACGATGTCAAGGGTTAAGATTGTGAATAATACTAAGGATGCTGTGAACATCCCTAGTGATAATACGTTGCTAACTAGTTTCATATGTCTAACTCCATTTGAACTGGCTCAACATTGTTGTCAGCGCTGTACTTGTGTAGGATCTCTTTAGTCTTTTGATCCCTCTGTGCTTGGTCTACCTTTGCTTGGGTATAACCTTGCGTGATGTCCTTGACTGGATCTGCTATTGATCTAGTAAGAACTCTTTGTGTCTTGTAAGTAAGACGACCTATAGTATTAAATATACTCATATCATACTCCTGTATGTAGTTAAATAATGATAGTAGTTGCTAGCGTCTGCTCCTGAATCAACTGGTTTAGATATCACTGTAGTAATGTGTTGCGAGTCTGACACTAACAAATACACACCACCACCTGCTCCGACGAGTAGCGTATGCTACCGGCGGTTCTTTCTTATTAAGCGAAACGAAGTGTAGCGTATGAGCGAAGCGATAAAACCAATACAAGGTTCCAAACGATGAATCGTGGACGAAGGACTACGATGCGGATCGGGTCGGGGAGGGGTCTGTGGTGATAGAAGGAGAAGATGAATGAGCGATATATTACATATTTTTCAAAAAAAATTTTTCCACAAAAAATTTACAAGTTATCCACACATGTGGTATTTTTAGCATATGAGTTTAGTAGAATCTCAAGCAATCGAAGTAACTGATGAAGACAGAGTCGAGCTTCAATCACATTTTCCCTACGCGGGAGTCAAGTTGTCCGAGCTTTCGGTCCAAGAAGAAAGATTAATTTTATATTTTTTACGCGGTATGAGTAAAGCGGCAGCGGGCCGTGCAGCGGGGTACAAGAACCAAGATGCTGTGTACGAAGCTTTTAAGAGACCAAAACTTGTTCAAGCTATAGATTACCTAAGACAAGAGATGCGAGAAGAAGTTAAGTTTGATCGTACAACCGCGACCCAGATGTACTTCGAGGCGCACCGTAAATCGGCAACCGCGACTGAAGAAAAGAATGTCGTTGATTCGTTATGCAAGCTCCACGGTCTATTTGCACCAGAACAAGCTACTCAAGTTAATATAAATGTCGATAAGTTAGAAAGACTAGAACGACTACCAGACTCTGAACTACTTAAACTAGCCGGAGTAGATACGCAATATTTAGAGCCAAAAGGAGGAACTAATGACTAGTAAATATGCTATGGCTGCTAGAGCCAGAAAAAAGAAAAGGAAAGTCACTAAGCTAAAAGGTAAAGCGGGGAAGAAGTTTCCTGATTTAACTGGTGATGGAAAAGTAACGTTTGCTGATATCTTAAAAGGTAGAGGTGTAAAAAGGAGGAAGTAATGCATTGTATAAACCAACCCCCAAAGAAAATGTCAGGTAAAAAACCTAAAAAGAAAAAAATGGGAAAAAGCATGTATAAGAAAGGGAAAAAATAATGGGAATAAATGCACCCCACCCTACTAACATGAAAAAATTTGCTAAAAAAATGAATAAATATAAATTTATAAAAAAAACAGGAGGTAAAAATGCCAGCAAAAAAAAGAAAAACTACTAAAAAGAAGAAAAGTGGAGCTACACCTACTAATCCAACGCTATATGCAAGGGTAAAAGCCGAAGCAAAACGAAAGTTTAAGGTCTACCCAAGTGCATATGCCAATGGTTGGTTAGTTAGAACTTACAAAAAACGCGGCGGCGGGTATAGATAATGGCTAAGCCTACTGGCGGTCTAACTGCTTGGTTCGGAAAAGGGCCAAAAGGTGATTGGGTCGACATAGGCGCACCAAAGAAAAAAGGTAAATACCAACCTTGTGGTAGAAAATCTGCCAAAAAGAAAGGTAAACGTAAGTACCCGAAATGCGTACCACGTTCCAAGGCTCGGTCTATGACTGCAGCACAACGAAAAAGCGCAGTTAGGAGAAAACGAGCAGCGGGTAATCCAGGCGGGAAGCCACGTAACGTAAAAACTATAGTCAGGAAAAGGAAACCTGCAGTAAAAAGGAGGACT